AAATTCTCTATCGTAATACATCCAGTCATTGGTATATTCTGCATCAATTCCGTGTAAGCATATACTTTTCCATGTACCATTGCCTTCGTGTTCTCTATGAACAATGCATTGGTCTTTAACATCAAGTGCTTCTTGATATATTTCTTTCCATGGAATTTCCAAATCTAGTTTAACATACGGGATATTTGTGTCCTGCTGTAACCAATCCCATATGTCTTTTCCGTTATAATCAGATGTAAAATGCTGTTTGAGTTGTTCCATACATGTATTTAATGAACACTAACTACTTCAAAATCTTCACCAAAAGAAGTAAATCCATTTTCTTTTCTTACATTCATAATACTGTTAACTCTGCCTGTTAATTCATCTTTGTGTGAAATTAAGAAAATGTTTTTTTGTCGTTCTCTGGTCATTTGTTTAAGAATGGCCATACTGGATTCAACACCTTGTGTGTCCATACCAGAATCAATAAGTTCATCAATGAATAATAGATTAATAGGTGTGTTTGTAGATTCATAAATGTCTCTAAATGCCCAGCTTAAGCCAAGAATTAATCGATTTCTCTCACCTCTACTTAAATTGTCAAAGTCTAATTCTCTACCTAGTTCTGTGATTTCAACAGACAAGTCAGATTGGAATATCACTTCATGCGGTAATCCCAATTGTTCAAGATAATGATTTAGTCTTGCATTTAGATATGCTAAGTTCTGATCAATAATTTTTTTACGTATAAATGAATCTTTAGATGTTAGTAGTCTATATAAAAATTCTTGATGCTCTTTGAGTTTGGTTAAACTGTTAATGTAATCGTAGTCAATATGTTCAATGTTTTTGGTTTGTAAAGTTTCAATTTGTTCTAAATGCGGATTGCTTTCATTGTTTACACGAGCAAGTTCAGTTTCTAGTGCGTTTAAATTTTGTTTGTGCTGATATGCCTCATCAAGATTACTGTAGTATGTTATAGGTTTTGCTCCTACATCACCAATCTGTTCAATACGACTTTGTGTATGTGTTATATTTTGTTGTAGTGTTTGTAGTTGTTGTGTATGCGAATCTATATTTTGTTGTGTATTAGCAATTATTTTTGTATGAGCGGTATCGTCATGTATTTCTTGTTCACACATAGGACATGTTTTTTGTTCTAGTGTGTTAATATGCAAATTCAACTGTTCTATTTGTTTTTCTATAGATGTGCTTTCTCTTACATCGTAGTCTAACTGTTTTTGTAGGCCAGTAAGTTCTGATTGCTGATCTTTCCAAGCAGACAACTGTTTGTGTAACTCTAGTTCACTTTCAATATCAATCTTTTTAAGCTCTTCAATTGAAACATTTAACTCTGTGATATTTTTTTCATGTTGATCTTGCCAGGCCTGGCTTTTGATTTTGAATTTTCGAATAGTTTCTTCAATTTTTTCATTAGCAGACTTTACTGCTTGTATTCTGCTTTCTTCATCTTTGATATCTTCTTTGGTCTGTCTAATCTGTTCTTTGAGCCGGTCTGCTTTGTTTGACAACTGAGTAATACCTAGTAGTTCTTCAATAATCTCACGTTGTTCAGTTGGCTTCATGGCCAAAAATGGCTGATTATAAGTGTTTAATGCCACAAGGTTTTTAAACAGTGCATGACTCATGCCAAACACTCTTGTGATTTCATCTTGTGTCAGTCTGTTTTCGCCTTGTGCTTCGTCGGTGTCTTTTTCATTGACCACTTGGTCGTCGACAATAAATTTAAAATAGTTGGGTTTTCTACCACGTTCTACTCGATAGCTATGACCATTAACTTCAAAATCACAGCTTACACTCATACCTTTTTGATTGGTTTTGTTGATCAAGTTATCACGTTTGATATTTGTGATAGCATCGCCATACAAACAAAAACTCAATGCATTGATAATTGTGGTTTTACCTGTGCCGTTTCTTGATCCTTCACCACCAAGATCTAAATTATTACCCAGTACTAAAGTAAGACCAGGTTGATCCAGTTTTACCACTTGAGTAGCCTGCCCTACACTCATAAAATTTTTAATAGTTAATGATTTTAATTTGATCATAGTCTGTTATAAATCTCTATCAGTACTGAATTGTCAAATGTTTCAGAATCAATATTTTTGAGTTGATCTAACACAATTTCATCAACACTTTGAAATTTGATTTCTCCAGCAAACTCCATTTCATCTTCTAGTTCTTTGTGCGGAAGCAAACTGATCTCTCTTAGACTATATGTGTTTTGAAAATTTTCTTTGATAAAGTTTGCTTCTTCATATGTGACATCAATGTCAATTTTGATTCTTACATGTGTTTCTGGTTCAAGATAATCGTCTGGTGCTTCCAACAGTTTGCTGAGCATAATAGTTCTGTATTTTGGACCATCAGGCCAAATTACAAATTTAGGATCTTGTGACCATTCTAATAACATACAGCCACGATCGTTGTCCCATGCATCTGCATAGTTGTGAGCAAATGGAGATCCAATGTAACTGACGTTCTTTCTGTGTTGTCGCTTGTGAAAATGTCCTGTAAAAACTCGTTCTACATTGCTGAAATGTGAGTCATTTAATTCGCCGTGATCGGGCATTTCTACCATGGCATTCATTTTAAAGTTTGGCAGTTCAAAATGACCAAACATGTATTTGGCTTTGATGTTTTTTATTTTTTTCCATTCGTTGCCAACTAACCATGGAACAAGTGCCACATCATCTTTGACTGTGATATCATTGATAACTGTCACATTAGGAATTTCTTCAGCAAACACTACAGATGATATTTCACGTTTGTCTCTGTAAAACAAATCATGATTGCCTACAAGAAAATATGTGTGTTCAAATGCTTCACTGAGTCGTTTAAGGTTAGAAATTGAATAGTTTAGTGTACTGATATTAATTGAGCTTCTGTGATGATGCCAATCACCCAAAAAGATACAGGTTTCTGCACCAAACTCTTTGGCTTGGTCAATGAACCAGTTTACAAAATTTTCACAATCGTTGTTGTGCTGTCTTGAATTGTTTTTTAAACCAAAATGGATGTCTGTGAAACAGGCCGCTTTTTTAAACATAAAATTATCTCAAAGTTTTTTAAATTATACTAGATTTTTATGTAAATGTCAAATGACTATTTGTTCTTGGTATCGATGCTGTCAATGGTTGGACCAAATTCTGATTTTACTTTGAGTTCATGTTCTAGTTGTCTAGTAAATGAAGGAGTCTGTCCAGCTTCTTGTAGTATATCATCTCTAATACTCTGATGTTTCTTTTCAAGATTCAAAATCCTAGTAAAAGAATTGGTTATGGCCGCAGTATAATAAGCAAAAGGATTTTGTGATTTGGATTCATCAAACTGTAATCCTATTTGACTCAACTGTAACAATGCCTGAGATTGCATTTCATCGTTGTAGGTGTATCCTCTCCAGTTTCCTCTACTGCCATATCTTTCACAGAGCTTGATAAACATTCTTCCCAGTTTGTCTGTAATTCTACCATTTTCTAAACTGAATTGATTGTGTCCAGCATGATGGCTGATTCCCACAACTCTCCAGTTGTCTGTGTCATCTAATACATAGTGTTTGAATGGAATAAAATTCAATTTGACTTTGGTATCTGCTATGGTTTTGGGATTAGATTTTCTATCCGGATCATCTGGAATGTGATCAAATGTGTATGCTCGAATAACCACATCTTGATCTTTGATATCTCTAGTTTTAATCTCATGCTCGCCTAGTTTGGCTTTGGTAACACCTAATTCTTCACATTTGAGTTGTGATAGTCTTTCTGCCCTGGCTTGTCTGGCTTCTTTGATTTTGGCTTTGGTCATTTTTTCAATGCCTTCACGCACAATCAAATCGTAGTCACGATACATTGGGTCTTCATACCAACAAAAGCTGTTTTTACTTTTGTGTATTTCTTTGAGAATGTCTCTGTTGTTTAAATAATTTACTCTTCGCATGTTGTGTTTATTATAAGTGTATTGGGTAACAAAAGTCAACCTTTTATGTTTATCTTTTTTATTTTTTTAGATAAAATACAGTTTTAATTTTGTCTATAAATATGTTTATGACAATCTCAAACGACTTTAGAGCTAAATTACAAGCCAAACCCGGTGCAATACGTGAAGTGTATGGCATAAAAAACGATTCAGCTAATTTGCTAGGCCCTATAGCTAGATCAAACGGCATGATCATGCCTTACACACCAGCTATACAAGTAAACCAAGCAGTGGTTGATTACGCACAATACAATTTGCCACAAACAAATTTTGATTACTTTGCATTTGCTAGAAGAAGTTCTCCTACATTTTCTGTGACAGCACCATATACAGCACAAGATCAAGAAGAAGCTAGATACATGTTGGCTGTGATTCATTTTTTAAGAACAGTTACCATGAGTTATTATGGCATTCAAAACAAAGAAAAGCGTGGTATACCGCCCCCGGTTTTACTGTTCAGTGCCTATGGTCCATACATGTATGAAAAAGTGCCAGTACTGGTCAGAAACGTGAGTTTTGGTCTAGATCAAGAAATTGATTATGTGCCAGCCGGAGCTCCATCCACTAGTGTAGCTACCAATACTCAAGAAGCATATAGAGTCATTAATGGTATTCCATACTCGTATGAAGAAATACAACAAATGAATGTGGAAGCAACAGAATTTAACGATGGAGAATACGGAACACCTCTTAGTATTCAAAGCACAATTGACAATGCAGTGGCAAAAAGTTTTGTGCCCACTGTGTTAACAATTTTTATGGATCTAGTGTATGCTCCTATACCAAGCAATGTCAGAGACAACTTTAATCTTGATGATTTTCGTAAAGGCAAATACCTAGGAGATCCGGGCACTGGAGGATTTATTTAATGGCTACTAAAAAAAATTCACCGTATTATAGAACAAGAGTGATAAATGACTATCTTGACATCATTGACATGCCTGTTATAAAGTCCAGCAGTAATGATCAATACTATACAGTAGAGAGCAAATATGATCGTAGACCAGATCTATTAGCATATGATTTATACGGAGACACAAGATTGTGGTGGGTGTTTGTGAGAAGAAATATGAATAAAATTCAAGACCCAATAAATGATTTTAGAGCTGGTATCACAATTAGACTGCCAGACAAAACAGCACTAGCAGGCATAGTGAATTAAAAATGGCAACAAACGAAACAAGAATTGACACTATCTGGAATAATGTCAACAGCGATTATTTTAAAAAAAATATTTTACATGATTATGAATCAGTGACATACGATATCACGTTGGCAATGGCCACTACCAAAGACACTCAGCGATGGTTAAACATTGAAGCAAATCCAGATGACCCTACTGATATTAACACTCTCAACTCATCAGTTTTTCAAGATGAAACAATAATTTTAGCACAAACAGCCAGCACTATTACGCAAATTACCAGTTTGACAATGCAGGCCACAACAGCACCCAATCAAAGAAACAGTATAACATATTCTCATAGATTTTCTATGCAGGCTGTACAACCGTTGGGTTCAAGTCTGTTAAGAAATATCTATAAATCAGCGGCAATATTAAACATCGAAAATCATTACAGTCATCCTTATTTTTTACAAGTATATCTAAAAGGGCGTAAAGGTGATGGCAGTTTACCTGAATCTGAAATACCAGGAACACGTAGATGTTACTGTATTCATATTTCTGATATTAAGTATACAATAGATGTTGGGTCAACAACATACAATATAGAAGCAATTCGTGCCGGGCAAATGGCACAAGCTGATGATCATAATTTAGTTGCTAAATTACAAATGGCAGATGTAGGAAGTTTTGAAGACTTTACTAAAAAATTTGCACAAGGTTTACAAGATCAAGAAAGACACTATCTTGGACAGAGCAAACTGCTACTAGATCAATATGAAATACAAGTTACTGCTGATGTTGAAGAAGAAAAAGAAAAGTTTTTAGAATCAGGTATAATAGATGATGTTAACAAAGAAAATTTCAACAACCAAGATTCTGAATCGGGACTGGTTAAAGCCGAAATTGAAAAAAATACTAGAATTACAGAAATTTTAGAAAAGTTTATTTCAAGAAACAAATACATTCAAAAAAAAGCACAAGGAACTAGAAATTCTATTGCTGAAAAATTATCCGAAGACACTATCAAAAATATTGATATTGACAAATACCTTGCCACTATTTCTACACACGCAGTACCAATTGGTTATGACCCTTTGCGTAGAGATTATGCTAGAAAGTTTATATACACTATCAATATAGTAAAGTATACCACAGTACCAGCGGCAATTGTTGATGAACATCAACCCAATAAGCAGTATACCACTGTAAGAGTAAAAAAGTTACTAGACACAGGAAGACTGGTAAAAAGATATGATTATTTCAACACTGGAACCAATATTGATGTTTTAAATTTTGATATCAATTACAACTTCCAGTATGTTTTTGGCTTAGACACTGTGGTAGGATTGTACAACAAGTACAGTGAACAGTTTAATTCAATAATACCAAGAGAAGCCAGTTCACAGAAAAAAATTGACGAAATTAATTCCAATAACAAAAGAAATCAAAACACATGGAACAATGCAATCTTAGATGATAAAGTAGATTTCAGTGAAAATTATGCAATTTTAAAAGCACGTGAGCAGATTTTGAACACTACTAGAGAACGTTTTTTAAATGGCACAGTTGAACCAGACTCAAACACTATACAAGCATATAATGAGCTAGTTAAAGATTACAACGAATCTATTAAAGATGTAAACAGCAGTCTTGATGTGTTTCAAGGCGGTCCACCAACTAGACAATTAACTGAATTAAATCAAGCAAATACATTAAATGCAAATGATTTTGTTGAACCACCAACCGGTGTCAATCGTCCTGGATATACCAAACTAGGAAAACAAGACAGATTTATTACATATGCAGAGACAATTGAAGATCAAAAATATCTTTCTGCCGCAGAAACTAATGGCACAATGTTACCAACTCAATTTTATGAAAGATACTTGTTGCCGTTAAACGAAGGAATGACTGAAGTTGGTGCACAATCTGATTTTAATACTATTTTACAAAATGCCAAAGTTGGTTCAAATGAAATGGTAAGAGCTCAATTAGATATTATAGGTGACCCTTACTGGATGGATCACCCACAAATGAGTGCTGAAAAGTACAGCTCGGAAATTGCTAACTATAGAAATGAAAATGTAATTATGCTGGTTAGCATAACACCTAGACAACCTGATGTCGACACTGGTCTATTACCTCCAGCTGAAACCAGATCTGACGAATTTTTAACTGCACTGTACAGAGTTGTACAAGTACAAACACAGTTTAACAACGGACAATTTCGACAAAAACTTGATTTAGTTAGAGACACCATTACAGATCTTAGCCTAATGGTTGACGGTGATCTAGAACAATTAGACAGTCAATCAGATGCAGTTGATACTACTAGCGGTAATACCACTGCAAACAGAAATGCTAACAGCAACAGAAAAGAACCAATAAACGGTGAAAGATATTATGAGACCGAAGATGGCGGCGTTAGATATGAAGGAAGTTATTCTACCGGCGGCATGATGCAGTATATAGATCAAGAAAATGACTATCAATAAAATAGCACATAATAAATATTAAAAATGGCAGGAAAAAACATATCATCACCAGATCACTGGCGTAAGTCTACCGGGGAAGGCATTAGCAAATCTGCAGGTTATTCTACAGTTCAATTTGCTGAAGTTATGGACAATAAAGATGCGGCCAGAATGGGAAGACTCAAAGTATACATTGTTGGCAGTCAAGGAGTCAAAACTGATCCAAACAATTGGAGACAGGTAATATGGACTTCACCATTTGCCGGTGCAACAAATCAACAAGATCTAATCAAAGGTGGAGATCAAGAAAACACATATCTAGGAACACAACGCAGTTATGGTTTATGGATGACACCACCGGATATTGGCAATATTGTTGTGGTTGCATTTGTTAACGCTAGAGACAACAATGGTGTGTGTTTAGGTTGTGTGATGCAACCAGGAATAAACCACATGCTTCCGGGTATTCCAAAAGGTAAAACATTTGGAGATGAAGCGCCAATAACTCCATTAGCAGAAGCAAACAGAGTAAGTGATGAAGCTTTTAATTCACAAGATCTATATGACACTGAAAATCCTGTAAAAGATGGTGTAAGAAGACCCATACACGAACCGCTGTATAATGCATTATATCAACAAGGTTTAGAAAACGACAATATCAGAGGTTTGACAGATTCGGGTGCTAGAAGAGAAAATCCATCAAAAGTTTTTGGTGTGTTAACACCAGGCGGTCATCAATTTGTAATGGATGATGCCAATCAAAAATATATTAGACTAAGAACTGTAGGTGGTGCTCAAATATTGCTAGATGATTCACACAGTTCTGTATATGTGGTCAACAGCAAAGGCACAGGCTGGGTTGAAATCACAGAATCTGGAAAAATTGAAGTTTGGAGCGAAGACAGTATCAGTGTAAGAAGTGAAAAAGATATTAATTTTAGAGCAGATAGAGATGTTAATATTGAATCAGGAAGAAACGTTAACATAAAAGCCAATCAAACAGATTTAGACACACAACCAGAATCTACTAGGAACTTAGGCAGTATCAAAGGCAATGTTCATATTGAAGCACCAGGCCATTTCAAAGTCAAAGCAGATTCCGGAATTGATACTAGCACAGACGGAACCACTAATATATACTCAGGTATCAATCATAATTTGACTGCACTTGGCGTAAGTAATATCAATGCCGCTGGCGGACATTTTGAAACTGCATCAGTTATTCATATGAATGGCCCAGTTGCCGGAGTTGCAACTCCGGTTGATAGTATCACACTACAAATGAACGAAAACGGTGAATTGTATACAAACGTATTAAAACCTAGATCTGCAGATACTATACCGTCACCAAGAAATACAGAATCAGGCAAAGAATCTATTGTTTCAAGATTCCCAACCAGAGAGCCA